GAGCCCGCGCTGTGATGCGGCGGCTGCTTCTCGCGCCGTTGCTGGCCTTCATGCCTGCCGCGGCGTGGGGGGCAGTCGGCTACATCGCTACCCCAACGGCAGCGGCGTCCCTGATCGTCAAGACGATCGACGCCAACCTTTACGATGTGAATATCGTCTCGGGCGCGAGTGCCGGCTATGTGCTGGTGTTCGACGCTAAGGCGGTCCCGGCAGATGGGGCGGTCTCCCCTGCGCTCTGTCTGCCGGTGGCTGCCAACACAGGCGTCGATATAAACCTTCGCGCCAATCCCATGCGGTTGGTGAACGGCATTGTGGTCGTGTTTTCGACGACGGGCTGCTTCACGAAGACGGCATCTGCCACAGCCTTCATCTCGGCGGCTTCGCAATGAGGTGGCTCGGCTGCGGGGTTGCCCTGCTCGCCGCGCCGATCTCCGCGCAGACGGTTTCGCCTCTCAACAGCGCCGCGGCTATCGATACCTCCGGCCTGGCGACTAAGGTCGAACTTACCGCCGCTCAGCAAGCAGCAGCCCAAGCCAAGGCGGCAGCGGATGCGGCGGCTTTGGCCGCAGCGGCTGCCTGCCAGCCGGGCGCCATAATCCCTCCGATGGAAACGATCGGCGGCTCTGCCGGCAGCGGCGATGCTTGCCGCCTCGCCAATTCCGTTCAGCCTCGAATTTCGCGCGTCGCTGTCGGCACGACGGTGTCAGGCGGAACGGTATCGGTGACATGGCCCGCGATGAGCGCTGTACCTAGCGTGTTCCCAATCCCCCGCATCGGTTCGACGGCGACGCAGGTCCCGATTTGCGCCCCTATCACGGGTTCGATTTCGGTCACTGGCGTAACAATCAAGTGCTTTACGACGCAGTCGGTCACGGTGTCCCTGCTTGGGGCAGTTGTGGCGCCGATCACCACAGCTGCGGCAGGTGTGACGGTGGACGTGCTCGCAATCCCCCAATCCTGACGCCCCACTAGGCGGTTTAAGCGAGGTCCAGAATGGTCGCAGTCGCGAGTCCGCCCACGGGCAGTGAACTTCTTATCGTCAATCAAGACGGGCGGACGGTCTACGTCACTCGGGCTCAGGTGCCGGTCATCATGGCTCTGGCGGGCATCAAGTCTCCACCCTACCCTTCAAGGCTGACCGAGCGGACCGGCACGGAGGTATACCGCGCCCTCCAGGGCGGGAACATCGTCGAGTTCTCGCTTGCCGATCTCACCGCCTACCTCGCCGCTTCGGGTGCTCCCGATCAGGTCCCCGCTAATCGCAGACCGGATCTGTTCAACGGGACAGAACGGTTCGTCGGTCGGCAGGGTGCAGGCGTGTTTGCTTCAGACATCCTCCAGACGCTGTATGTCCGAGGGCTTGGCGGATCGCTTACGGGCCTTGGGGGCGATTTCGACGCGGGTGGCACGCCGACCCCGACTCCAACACCAACCCCCTCCTTCACCGCGAACCCGAGCTTCACCGGCACGCCCACGGTGGGCCAGCCCGTGTCCTCGCTCGCCTTCACGGACGGCACGGTCGCAAACGGCAGTGTCACGTCGCGCGCCTATCTGCTGGCCGGTACTGCGGTCGCACTCTCCTACGTGTTTCAGGCTGGCGATGTCGGCGCGTCGTTCGTGTTCCAGAACACCGGCACCGGCGGGATCACGGCTTCGTCCACTCCGGTGACTGTGGCGGCTGCGGGTGCTGCGGTCTCAGCTATCAACGCGGAAGGCTGGTCGGCGGAATGGGCGACCGGGACGCCTCCGACATTCACGCCCGAAACCGCGCCACAGACCTTCGCCGTCAGCCGACCCGGCTTCGACGCTACGGGTTCGGCAACGAACTATAATGAGGCGCGCACGTTTTTGGTGCGTAAACGCCAGCCGTACCCGAACACGACGCAGCCGACCGCCGCCACGGTTGGTTTGGATGATTACGTCTACGCCACGGACGTGATCCCCGGCGTGACCAATAACTCTACCGAAGTCAGCCCGAAACCGATTGCCGCTTGGGTATCGCCGGATCGGCTGCTTGTCGGCAATGCGATCCATGTCGAGGCCGTAGCGTTTCACCGCGACATGCGCAGTAACCGGCAGGTGGCGTGCGTTGTCTTCACCGCGACGGACGGAACGAACACTGTCTCGCAGACGGTTGCCTCTACCGTACTGTCCTCGTCCGTAACCGGCGCATGGGCCGTGGAAGATGCCATACCCTTCGAGGTCTACGCGGCCGATCTGGACGTGACGAGCCTTGCGACCGGCCTAGTGACGGTGAACGCCAAGGTTTATCCGTTCGTCGGCAATGTGGCCTCTGTCCTCGACAGCAGCACCAGCACCGTCGCGCGGGAGTTCTCCCCCCGGTATTTTCTCAGAAACGTCAGCCGCGCCGCCAATCCCCCGTTGGCATATATCGCCTCAACGGGCAGCGACGCCACTGGCGTATGGTCAACCACTGCGGCGACTGCGGCGGCGACGCCATTCCTCACCGTCAAAGGTGCGATCGACGCCGTTAATGACAGCACCCGCGGCACCCCGGCAACAGGCGGTATTGTCGATGGTTGCCGTATGCGGCTTGTGGATGCGGTAGGGTGGGGCGCGAACGTTACCGCAGCAAAGACACAAAACGTTGCGGCGCTCATCATTGAGCGCGCACCGGGAACGACCCGGGCGAATGCCAACGTCACCTTGCCGGGTGCGAGCGGCGTCAATTTCTCAACAGCGGGCCTCGTTTCGCCTATCACCGAAACAACGATTTACCTCTACGACTGCACGCTGAAGAAGTCGGCTGACCAAGGCATTAGCGGCGTGGGGCAGGCTCGCACCTGGAACATGACGTATGACCACACCAATGGTTCTATTTCCGCCTTCAATGGGGCCAACGTCGCCGCGTATACCTACGGCATAACGGTCATCAACAATACCGCAGGGAGTGCCTTTTCGGCGTCGACCGGTAAGGAGTGGCGTCTACAGCGCGGCCTTACGGCCGACTTGAACAACGCCGCCTATGAGGTTTGGAGGACGTTCGGGTGCGCCCTCACTCGGGCCGGTTCCGGCACCAACCGGACGAATGTTGCTGGCACTGTTCCGGGTCCTATGTGGTTCAACAATAAATTCATCAACCCCTCAGGTGGAGCCACGCAGATAAGGTCTGCGGCTACCAATGCTGGCGACATTATTGAGGGTACCGTTATTTGGCAGAACCTCATGGAGGTTCAGTATGCCGTTGATCGCAACACGGTCGGGCTTTCGAACGATAATAGCAACGGCTCCACAACCCACAGCGTTGTAGGATTAAACACGATCATTGGCTTCGGTGTTTTGGGCCGCTCCAACCTCTTCTATGATGAGTCCACGGGCACCAACCGCCGCACACATAAGCTGCACCGCGTCGTTGGCGAGTTGGCAGCATCTGTGAACACGAAGGGCGGCGAGTTCGTCGGTGCAAACCAAGCGAACCCCACCGAAGCGCCGTTCCGAAACGGAAATCATCCGTATTCGCATGGCGTGGCAGTGGAAGGCTTCTTCACGCAGTTCGCTTCGGCGGATGGTGGCGTGACCGGCAGTGCGTTCAGTCCGGTCTATCCGGGCCTTCGCGCGTCGTTCTCTACGAGCCAAACGGTGCGCAACGACCCATTGTTCGTGAATTACCAGGGCACGACTTCAGGCCCCACTGCTGGCGCGGGCGGCGGCGACTATCACCTTCAGAGTGGCAGTTCTGCGCGCGGCAGGGTCCAGACGAAGGGCAGTCGTTATGACCTTGGCGGCGCATTGCGTCCGACGACCGGCCTTGATGCATCGGGAGCGTACACAGCATGATCCTCGCATATCTAGCCGCGCTGACGGCGACCCCCGCAACCCTGCCTGCCCAGATCAAGGCGGCGCAGGCTGGCGACAGCATCACCCTTACGGCGGGAGCGTACGGGGCGATCACGATTACCAACCGCACGTTCGCGGCACCGGTCTTGGTTGACGCGTCCGCAGCCGAGCTGACGGCGCTGACGATCCGCAAGGTGGATGGGCTGGAATGGCGCGGCGGAACGCTCGCCGGGCCGCGCGAGGCATCCATCGGCGTCAACGTCGTCCAGTCCGCGCACGTCACGATCAAGGGCATGGTCATCAGTGGGCCCAAGGCGGGGATCGCGTTTTCCGAGGCAACCGACTTCGAAGCAGTCGGCAACCGCTTCGACGGGGTGCGTTCGGACGGGGTGCTGATTGCGATGTCTCAGCGCGGCCGGATCATCGGCAATCAATGCCTGAACTTCCGCCCAATCCGCGCCACCTACGACGCGAAGGGCAAACTTATCAAGGACGGCGATCATCCCGACTGCATCCAAGGTTGGTCCCGGCTTGCGTACCCCCCGACCGGCGATCTGCTGATTGAGGGTAACGTCGCGCACGGTGAGATGCAGGGGATCACCTTCTTCGATGCCGGTCAGGGTGGCTACGATCGCATCACGATCCGCAACAACGACCTGATGCTCGAATACTGGCACGGGGTCGCCGTCTACGAAGGCCGCGGCACCGTCATCACAGGCAACCGCGTTCGCACCATTCCTAGCGCAAAGGCGCGCAACTTCCCTTTCCAGCCGATCAAGGCGTGGGTCTACACCCTCCGGGGTGTCGGTCAGCGCGTCTGTGGGAACGAGGTTCCGGCCATGCCAGGCGGCGAAGGCACGGGGGCGTGCAAGTGACGGTCGCCCTTGATCTCGGCGCATATAGCGACATCGCCGACTACCCCGGCCTGATCGACAAGGTGCGGCTGTGGCTTGACCGTGGTGACGAGCTGAACCCGTACCTGCCGACTTTCATCATGCTCGCCGAAAGCTACCTCAACCGCACGCTGCGAACGCCTGAGATGGAGGCATACACGTCGGTGCCGGTGGTAGGCGGCTTGGCGCGGCTGCCGCTGGACTGCCTAGAGGTGCGCGGCATCAGCGTCGGCGAGCGCCCATTGCAGGCCACGTCGCCAGCCAACCTCGCGCGGGACTATCGCGGTCACGCCGGGGCGCCGCTCAGTTACGCCATTCGTGGACGTGACCTTCTGCTGGCCCCGACCAGCGACGACGCGCTCGACCTGACCTACTGGCAGCGCATCCCTGCTCTCACGCTCAATGCGCCGGTGAACTGGCTGCTCGACGGCCACCCGGATATCTACCTCTACGGGGCACTCGCTGCGGCATCAGGATACATCGACGATCCCGAGAAGCTGGGCCAATGGCAGGCGGCGTTCGAGGGTGCTGTCGAGCAGTTGAGGGACGCGGGCAACCGGGCGCGTTGGGGTGGCCCGATCGTCGCCCGTTCCGGCGTCCAGCAGTTTCGGCGCGTCCGTGCTTAAGCGCGTCCCGCTCGGCGAGTTCCGGCCTGACCTTCCCCCGTCCGACCAGTTGATCGTTGCGACGAATGTCCGCCCCTCGCCTACCGGATATCTGCCCGTCGCATCGTTCGCCGCGATCACGCCGGCTTTGTCTGGCATCAGCGGCGGTGCGGCGTTCCGATCATCTACGGGCGAAACGTCGTTCCTCGGGGGCGATCACAACTCACTGAACCGTTACTCTGGCGTAACGTGGTCGTCGTTGATCGTGGCGCTGTCCGCTGATCGCTGGCGGTTCGCGCAGTTCGGCGACAACGTCATCGGCGTCTATGGCGGGCAGCCGGTCAGCTACAACCTCCTGACGGGTACGGCAGCGCTCCTGACTGGCGATCCGCCTGACGCTGACATGGTGGCCGTCGTCCGCGACTTCGTCGTCGTGGCTGGCGACCCTGCCTCTACGCTGACGGTGACGTGGTCGGGCAGCAACGACAGCACGGAATGGACGCCGCTGGAGAACCAGTCGGACAGCCAGCCCATGCTCGACGGTGGCGAAGTCATGGGGCTTGCAGGCGGCGAATACGGTGTCGTCCTCCAGCGCAATGCTATCAAGC